CGGTGATTGTCCCAATCCGAGACCAGCTGACGATATCCAATCATCTCGTCCGTCAAGATCTCCTCCAGTAAACGTAAATCCTCCGGGTGTGGAATACACGGGAGGAGTCGGGGTGTACTTCCAATCGGCAAATTTCTGCAGCTGTCCGAATGAGCAACACAGAGATTTAGGATCCAGCTCCTGCACCAAGCTCCAAAATGTCTCTCGATCCTCAGCATCCGTAATCTGAGTCCAGAGATCAAAATCCTTGCCAGATCCGACTCGGCCCGTAGGCCGTTCGAGGCCGCCAGCCACGATGTCGCCATCCTTGATTGCGTAGTCGAAACCCTTTTCTGGTGTTCCTCGAGAAGGTTTGATGTTCGGGTGCCGACCGTCCACATCGAATAGATCAGTCTTTCGACTTCGAAACTTCCGTCCGAAGTCTGCAAACACGTGGTAATGAAGGCCGAGATCCTTGTGCTCTTCTCGTGCGATGATGCACTCAGCTCCCAGTTCGACAAAGCGGTCAAGCACAGACCACTCGGACAGGTCCCCGCATTGAGCATAGGTGATGAGAAAGTAACGGGCATTGCAGTAGAAAGCTGGCATGTCCTGAAAGTCCTGGGCGAAACTAATATTATAGCCCAGGACACAGGGCACAGCACTGTGTACTTAACCATCTCCTACCCCCCCCGCTTTGCGCGATTTAAAAATGCCTCAACCCCTTACCCCGCACGATGGCTTACCGCAGGTCCCGCAAAAGACCCACACGACGCGCGTCTACAAAGAAGCGTGGTGGAGGCCGCCCTCGCTCCACACGGAGAAAGCCAGCCTATCGGAGACCTCGCACGATGTCGAAGAAAAGACTATTGAACCTTACCAGCCGGAAAAAGCGTGATACCATGCTCTCATGGTCCAACACGTCCAACACCGGCGCGTCGCGGGCAGTAGCTGCGGGTCCCCTCGTACTCAATGCCGGTAGCTACGGCGGTGGCACAACGCTCTGGTGCCCCACTGGTCGCGATCTTGATCTGGGCGGCACGGTGAATACCGTCGCCAACGAGTCTGCACGCACGGCCACTACTTGCTTCATGCGGGGATTATCCGAGAATATCCGCATCCAAACGTCGTCAGGTCTGCCGTGGTTCCACCGGCGCATCTGCTTCACGTTCAAGGGTCCTCAACCCTTCCGACAAGTCTCCTCTTCCGACTCTCCCACTCAGGCCCCCAATATCATTCAGGAGACCACCGCAGGTATGGTCCGCCTGTGGCTGAACAGCTACGTCAACGCAACCCCTAACACCCGCAACAACCACGAGTCATACATCTTCAAAGGTGCGAATGGAACCGATTGGGACGATATTCTCACCGCTCCCGTCGATACGAGGCGCATTAGCGTCAAGTTTAATAAAGTGTGGACTATCAAGTCCGGTAACGCCGCGGGCACGGTCGTCGACCGGAAGCTTTGGCACGGCATGAACAAGAACTTGGTCTATGACGATGACGAGTCGGGCCCTAACGAGATCTCCACTTATTACAGTGTGGATTCCAAGGCAGGCATGGGTGATTACTATGTCTATGACATATTCACCCCGGGTGTTGGTGGAACTACATCAGATTATCTGCAGGTTCAATCTTGTGCGTCTATGTATTGGCATGAAAAATAGGTCTAGATACATCGATGAAAATCGCATTGCTCTCCAGCCAATTGGCATCGCTCGGCTCCATACCAAGTCGCGGATCGTCGTTGCTGATCCAGATAGAGGGCCTTCCCCAAGGCACCAACACAGGATCCCTGTAAAGACATTTCACCGTGACGTTCATCTGCGCTCCCAACCACTCCTTGAATGCAGGGAAAAACTTAATTCCTCCACGAATATCGTCAAAAACAGCATACTTGACGTCAGAGTTCATGGCTTTCATGCACTCAGCCCCGCTCACAAGCCCCACACAGTAAATGTGGGGTCCCAAAGATCTGGCCCACAGAGTCTTTCCGGTCCGTGTTTCTCCATAGAGCACCAGGGACATAGGTCTTCCTAAAATACATTAGCATATGCAAAGACGGGTGGGCCCCTGCCCGCGAGACCTAAGGGGAGGGGGTGGCCAGGGGCCCCCCCCGTGGTATGCGCGAGCGGCAAGGGTCCCGTCTACGCGAGACACCTCGTCGTTCAAAGTCCCAAGCATAACTGGTTCCGCTCTTGATCTTGAACTTACCTATCGGTGATTGTCCCAATCCGAGACCAGCTGACGATATCCAATCATCTCGTCCGTCAAGATCTCCTCCAGTAAACGTAAATCCTCCGGGTGTGGAATACACGGGAGGAGTCGGGGTGTACTTCCAATCG